TGTTGATATCTTCGAGCGACAGCTTGCCCTGTACGCCAAGCTTGCGGATCTCTTCAGCGCTCTTGCCAGTGGCGGTGGCGATCGCGGCGACAACGGTCGGCATAGCCTCCTGAATGGACACCCATCCATCCGCCTCGACCTTGCCGGTTTGCAGTGCTTTCGAGTAGGCATCCAACGCAGAGCCCGCCTTGTCGGCGGATGCAGCGTTGGTCACCAGTAGGAAGCTGAAGCTATCGGTGATGTCGAGCGTCTGCTGGGTGTTAAAACCCAGGCTGCGCATTACATCCGCCGTGCGGATGTACAGCTCTTGGGCCTCTGCCAGAGGTCGGTAGGTCTCCTGGGCAGTACGCAGCAGGTGTTCCTGCACCATCTGGTATTCACCAGCACTGCCGGCGGCGGCCTTCATCCGGTCCGACATCTGCCCGTAGGCGTCGACCTGCTTGATGATGCTACCGATGATACCGGCACCGGCCACGGCGGCAAAAGCGCCGCGTATGAGCACGCCGGCTTGCTGGGCTGCGCCACCCGCACTATCGAACGCCGAGTCGACCTGGGCCAGATTGCGGTCGATCGATTGGCTGGTGCGCGCTACCACCTGGTCAGCGCTGGCCAGTTCCTGACGCAGTTGCGCCGTTGTAGCCTCGATCTGGACCAGCATCCCCTGGACTTGTTGGTCGGCCATGCAAATCTCCATGCATAAAAAAAACGCCCGTAGGCGGCATGCTGTCTACTGTTTCGGCCTCCCCCGCAGGAAGTTCTTCAACTTGTCCGCGACGCTTTCCCGCTTTTCGGGCGCTGCCTGAGCTTTTCCTTGGCCAGCCTGGCCACGGCCCGTCCAGTCGAGTCGGGCATCGAGCGCAAGCATGATCTGCGGGATCGGGGTATGCCACGCGGTGTCAGGCGGCCAGCCAAGCCAGCCGGTGGCTACGCCGAACAGGTAATCGACGTAGCTTCCGTTCTTCACTGCGCTGTGCTGACCGCCTCGCCCTTTCCCCGGTCGGCAACGCTCGGCGGTACCGGATTGAGCAGGACGGTGATGAACTCGGTCAGCTGGCCCGAAACCTTGGCCACGCCGGTATGGAAGACCTCGCCAGCGATGAGCGGGTGCTGATCGGGCTTCAGGTCAGCACCTGCGATGACGATGTCAGCGCAAGCAGCAATGTTCATCAGGCGCATAGACTCCAACGCCGCGCGCAGGCCGCCAAAACGGGCTTCAATGCGAAGCGCCGCATCCAGCGTAGGCTTGAGGGTGTAGCTGCGGGCACCGATCACCAGCGTGACGGTGCCATGCAAAGCTTCGCTCATGGGGGATCTCGTAAAAGAGGAAGGGGCTCAGCCCCTTCGTTCAAGGGACAGCCGGGCCGGCAGGAATTTCAATGATGTCGGTGTTGATCGCGAACGTCATATTGCGACGCACCACGTTATCAGCCGCACCTGGAGCCACGGTGTTATTCATCACCTTCACACCGAAGTAGAAGGTGGTCGGCAGGATCGCTGGGGTTGCATCTGGGTCGCCGTCATTGAGCGTGACCTTGACGTTGTAGTTGCCCTTCGAGCGGTCCTTGTGCGCTACCGACACGGCCTTTTGACCTGCATCGCCGCTATCCAGGCCAACGGTCATGGTCATGTTTCCTGCGTCGGCGGTGCCCTTGTACTTGCGCACACGGCCATCGCTCAGGGCGGTGAAGTTCACGGCGCTGAAGGTGTCGCCGAACTCGCCCAGGTCTTCGATCTCGCCCACCTGCACATACGTGTCGGCCTTAAATTCTGTTTCGCTGTTTGCACCGGTCTTGCCGCCGATGGCAAGGCGGCAGCCAGCGGCTGTATTGAGGTTGTCGTCGGCCATTAGGGTTCCTCCAAAGGCACATTGGATAAAAGCCGCGGCGCGGCCGGTGGGTGATTCAGTGGGTGGTGATCACGCGGATAGTGATCGAACCCTGGTAAGTGATGCCGTCGGCGTCGCGCTGGGCGTCGGACTGCTCGACCCGGACGGAAACCGCGCGACCCACCTCCAGCGGCAGACGGCGCTCATCGAGGGCGGTGATAACTTCGCCGTTGATGCGTTTGACCTCGGCCTGGCCCACGGCATCGGACCAGACCGACAGGTACAGCAGGCGCGTTTCGCGCTTTCGTCCCGAGATCGGGCTGCTGTTGACCGAAACCTCTCGATCGATGGAGACGTACGGCATCTCGGCGTTCAGCGGCGCACCGTCGTATATCGGGCAGCTGACCTCAGCCTGAAGCCTGGCAAAGATGGCCTCCTGAAGGGCCAGTGATGGGTCAGCCATTACCTACCCCCTGGCTTGCCTTGCGCAGCGTTCGGCGAACCGCTTCCTCAAGGTCGGCCATGACATACTCGCGGTTTACGTCCAGGGATGGGCGAAGCCACGGGTGGGCCGGCCTGGCGGGTATGTCCGGGTACTTGCCGAAGAAGTGCTGTCCGTCGGACTTGTTCTTCGTGTCGCGCTGTCGGATCGAATTGCGCCGGCCTTTCAGCTGCGACTTGTCGCGGTTGTTGGTGTGCACGCCGCCTACCGCGTCCCGGTCAGCTCGCTGGTAGATGGTGCCGGTATAGCCCTTGGTACCGTACTCGAGGAACCGCAGGTAGAAGAATCGACGATTGTCTCGCTTGCCCCTGATACCGACCTGGGCATCCAGCCCGCTGGGTGATACGTAGACCTTCAAGGCCGCCGAGGCAGCGCCGGTGTCTTTCGGGATCAGCTGCTGCTGGGTGGCCAGCACCCGGGCGGCAGCCTTGGCCATGGCCGGTTGCAGCTCGTTGTCCATCGTCTTGTGGATGTTGCGCAGCGTCCGGCGCAGCCGGATGTCACCGCGAAGGCTCGACCGGCGCGCCATACCCTACTCCTTGGCTGGTTCGGCCTTCGCTGGTTTCGCGGCCTTGTCAGTAACCGCCTCGGCGTAACCCCGGGCAATCAGGCCTTCGCCATAGGCCTTGTCGACCTCGAACTCTTCGCCCTTCTCACGCTCACCAGATGCGCCCGTCAGCGGGCCTAGTGCTCGAATTTTCATTCTTCACCTCATGGGTTTGGGACTGATGAGCAAAGCAGCCTCATCAACGTGTTCTCGTTGTCCGGTAAAACAGCTTCAACCTGGTAGGTAACGCCACGGCGCGTCAGTCGTGACCCAGCAACGATGTCAGTTCGCGGTCTACCGATGATCTCAGCGGTGACTACAGCACTAAGCTTTTCAGCAACTGCCGTTACCCGACCAGAAGGGGTCCGCACCTCACCCCACATTTCCGGGCGTGCCGCAGGAAGCCAGATCACTGTGGCACCACCGGATTTATTGCGCTCCTCGTGCCTGTGAGTCACCTCGAATCGATGACGTAGCGGACCAGCCCTCATACGCCCCACCCAATACGGTGCGGGGTGAGGAGAGCCTTGGAGCCTTGCGGCAACTCGGTGGCAATGGTCCCGGTCACCACGTCCTCACGGTTGGCATAAAGGTGGCCGAGGATCAGCAAGCATGCAGCCTTGATCTGCTTGTTGCAGACCATCGGCGACTCGCCGGCGTCATTGGCAGCGACAGCTTCGTTCAGCGCCTGCTGGTCGGCGTAGAAGCGGCGGTTCAGATAGTCCATAGCCTGTCCTTCGGCCGCCTCGATCAGGTGCTCCAAGTACTCGTCATCATCATCGGGATCCCGCAGGTGATGCCTGGCGATGGCCATGCTGGTGACCGGCATATCGCTACTCCTTCAGCGGCTCTAACGATGCCAGCTTACGATCGACCAACTCTTCAGCATGCCGCCGAGGCACTGAGTAAGCCGGGCCACCACGGCGCCGGAGCTCGCCCTCATCCATGTAGGACCGCATCGGATACACCTGGAGCGACACAGGATTGGGGTTGGCCGGCGATTGTTCCTCGACTGCCGGCTTATTGAAATCATCCCCGGCATTGGCTTCCGACGAGCCGGTCTGGGGAGTAACAGCGGGTTCGCCCGTGACCACGGTAGACGCTGCGGGATCTGTCAACACCTCCCCTGCCACTGCAGTCGAGACCACTTCTGCCCCCGACGGTCCTTCCTTCTGCACCGGAGCGTCGATGGCCAGAACTGGATCAGCTACGAGGGGAGCCACCCCTCCAGAACCTGGCAAGAGCGCGGCGTCAGTAGCAGTTGGCAAGCCGGCCCCCTCAGGCTGGACGCCGCTGGATTCCGGAGTCGAG